AAGTATACATCACCCTCTTCGGCAGAGTAATCTTCAAAATAACTCCACTTAGGGCCGATGTTTGCAGTAGTCCACTCGTACTTTTCTGTCTCTTCATATGTCAAGTCGCCCTCAACAAAGATATCAGAAAACCATTTGTGTGGTGCATCCTCACGAATACGTCCAAACATCTCTTTCAATTTTGTTCGTGCTTCATCGTTGATTTGATGAAATTGCACATAAAAGTGTACATGATTAGCCATCTTCTGGATTCTCCTCTGCCCACTGTTCGTACATGGTTCGCAATACAGTGCCGACATATCCTTCGTAACACTCTTCACTCTCAGCATAGTTGTACATTTCTGTTGCCTGTTCTTCAGTCAGTTCACCGACTTCTTCTACACCAAAATATTCACACACATCTGTGACTGCCCAATCGTATGCAAGTGCTTCGATTTGATCAGACAACTTGTGTATCTTTTTAACTTCAAACGCCATTCATTATCTCCTTTTGCCCGTCATGGGGTCATTTGCTTCTTGTGATGAGAGAACTTGTAGTCCACCCTTATTATATGCTTGTCCTATGACAGCATTGCCAGTATACACTGGTATTTCTTGTTTATAGGCATTACCTATACCATTCCCAACAGATGGGATATTATTGGCAGGGGTACAAGGAATTGAACCTCGTCCTAGTGGTTTGGAATCACTCGTGCTACCGTAACACTTTACCCCTTTAGATTTCGGTGCCTTACCTTGTACATAATCGACATACTCTTCAAGAGTAACGACTGAACAACGTATGGACTTTAAAAACTTATTGTGTGCCCTCCACTGAGTTTCATACTTCTGTGGATTGACTTTCTTTTTCTTTTTCTTGCGTGTACTATTACTGTTGTAATATACAGGCATCAGATGCATACCACTCATATCAATGCACCGTATCAAACGGTGGAACGTGTCCATACACCATTCTAGTTTCGTGTTCGAATTGCAGTTTCTTCTTAACACCCTTCCAATACTTCTTTGCCCAAGGGGATAGGTTATCTTGTTTCAATACCTTATCTACTGCGTTCAAACGCCTTTGCAATACCTCACTCGCCGATAATATCACTTGCAATACTCCATGCTTCAAAATCATTACCACCTATATTCCACTCGCATTCCTCAAGAGGAATTCGTCCGTATTTCCAACAATACACTGTGAATTGTTTATAGAACCGTCTATCATCATCTTGACATTCTGCCTCTACAGTCCACTCACAGTTAACACTCTCTCTGGGGTTAGCTTCAGTGAAAGTGGGTTCGCCAAAAACATCACACAACTTATCATAAGTGGTCATGATGTGTCCTTGTAAGGACGTTCCGTTTGTATTTACACCATCATAGGCGTCAAATCCAAGTACTTTCATAATTAATCTCCATAATATAATCTATATTGTACCCCAAACAGAGGCACATGTCAATAGTTTTTTGTCACAAGATAACCACCAAGTAGTGTCATACACAACCCGATTCCAGCAATCTGTAACATCTCAGTAATGGTGTTTGCATTTTCCATACACTTACCATCACAGTCTCCACCAGAACCTGCCATCAATACAAGTCCTATACAAATTAGTATTCCACCAAACATTTCTTTTTTCATTATATTTTCCCCTTATAACCAAGTGTTTCCATTGCTTGAACAGGACTAGTTTCCTCTGCAAGTTTCATATACTCTTCAACAGTGGCATTCTTTACAAGAAAGTTTACCCATGTTTTCCAAGGTTTATAGTTACCATACTTGAAACGGGCAACAAACGCAGGCATCAGTTTACCTTCCCAACTAGGATGAGCATTAGGATTTACATCCATCATCATTTTAGCACCTTCAAAGTTACCTTTGTACATCAAGTACATACCGTCCCAATTGAATTCTTCTTTCACAAAATTAGTCATAATCATCTCTCTCTTTTTATTAACTATACTTACAGTATACATGTTTTTAAAACAAATGTCAAGGCTTTATTTGGCCTATAATCCAGCAAATTTTGCAAGTGCCCATAACATAACAAACACAAATACTGCGAACCACATTAATGATTTAAGCATAACTCTCCTTTAGTTTACGTTTAATAGTTACCATACTATCTTCATTTGCCTGATATCTAATACCAATACCACCCTTTGCAATCCATCTTGCAATGTTATCTGGTTTATCATCAACTAGAATATTAGGTGTTCCATCGAACTTATTAACAGCATAGTGTTCTTTCTGTCCAGTAAAGATAAGGTTATCAATACTAGGCATGTAACCATACTTAGTCAACCAAGTTCTTTTCCAAAATGCAGAGTTGTCTCTATCACCTCTTAATGGTGAAGAACATATGCCCCAATCGTCTGTTAATGATTTTACGAAATCTACTAGTTCAGTAGACGTTTCATAAGGTCTTAGTGTATTGAAGAAATCAGTACCTTTGAGTGACATTATAGACTCCTCAGTTTTCGGTATTTTCTTCCAGTGTGGTACATTGAAGTAATCTTCTAGTCCCCCAAAGAAGTCGGCAATCACACCGTCCATATCTAAGTATATTTTCATTCTCAATCCTTTCTTCATAATATACCTATATTATACATGTTTTTAAAACAAATGTCAAGGCAATTCGCCAAAAAAAACCCACTAAAAAGTGGGTTTTCTCTTAATTTATGTAAATGGGGGCCTATTTTCGTGCTTTTTTCGCCAATTCTTGTGAAATCCATCGTTTTGCGATATGATTATTTACCTTTTGACGTACTAATACCATGATGCGTTTCCATACTTTAGAGAATATGTCCTCTCCAGCATCATTATTATCCACGATAACAAAATTCTTGTTACCAAACAGTCTTTGGAATTTACCAATATTGGTTTGAACTTCTTTCCACATCTTTTCTACTTCTTTTTCAGGCAATGTACGCTTTCGCATTGCATTACGTTCCTGTGCAGTATCTAACGATGTGTTGACAAATATCATATAACAGTCGTAACCAAGTCCTCTTAACATTCCCACTTGTTTGGAAATCTTATCAAAGTCCTTACCAGTACCATCAACGATATGTCCAAGTCTACCCTCAATATAGTTTGCTTGCATTGTTCTAACAGTTTTTTTCGCCTTCACACGAATATCTTGTCCTTGGTCTGAATAGATATCTTCTGGTGTAGTATCTAACCCTACATCCTTGAGCATCTTCTCATAGACATCATCACTGTTAACAATCTTCATTCCTAGTCCACCAGTTGTTCTTCTAACAACATAAGACTTACCACTGCCGGGGCCTCCTGCTAGGAAGATTGTTTTAAATATGTTGGGGTCGTAGACTCCCTCTTGTATCTGATCGAATGTTTTCATCTGTTTGTAGTCCTAACAACTCATTGACTTTATTTGCATATAACTGTTCCGTATATTTATCTACTTGTGATTCCTCAATTTGGGTTCTCCTTTGGATTTGCTTTTGGAAGTGCATTTTTTGAAGTCTGTTTTTGAGTTTGGTTGTCATATTGTTCCTCGTGAAATTTAAATGTTAAAAGTCTCATAACGAATCGAGTTGTTGGCATCCCTCCTTAATATGTTATATCCCCAGCGTCCTCGCTACCAGTTGGTACGATAACGTCAATCGGATTACCATTATCCATTAGTGGCACTCCTTTGTCTGAGAATGGTTGTGAAGCTGTGTCACGAATTACTTCCATGTGAACATTGTGTTTATATACACCATCACCTCTAGTAAATTCGTGTTTTAGTTTTGATACAAGATAACGTCCACTGTAAATAGGGTCACGTTCCTCTTCTGCAAGAAGTCCTTGGTTTCTCATGTCGATACCAACCATATCTCCTGCTTGGAGTGTGGTATTGCCCGGCACTGTAATTCGTAAGGTAATTGCAGACTGCATTGCAGTGAATCTACCCATACGCCTTTGTAACCAAATATCTGTTCCTGTGTAATCGTATTGTCCATCATGTCTAGCAGAGAATAACCCATTTGGGGCCTCTCTGTCAACAGCTTGCATGTAAATTTTTGCTGTGTCATAATCAGATAATCTTTTATTATACTGATCTTTACTTTCTGAACCAAGTGGTGCATTTTGTGAACCATAGTTATTGTATTCGTCCACATGCTTATCTTCTTCGAAGTTATCAAAATAATTATAATTAAAGTTCTCTACAGTCTTGTTCACCAAATCAATCATTAGAAGATTCGATGCATACATACCCTTTCGCATGTTCATCATTACATCTGTTGATGATGATAAACTATAACTTAAAAGGTTTGTTAGTGTAGTATTGATATCTGGTTTCTTATGCCCTTCTGGTAGAATGTTTGGAGTTTCCTCTTTGTAAACAAATCTAGGATTTTTAGTATCCATCATACTATCGATAGTTCTAAACCAGAACCCTTTGATAGTCTCATAAAATAAGAATGTAGGTGCATAGTTATATTCTTTAGATAGACACCTCTTACTTACAGAGTTGATAAAATCAAATGGGCGCATATTTGGTGAAACAAACTTAAAGTTGTTTGATGTCATCTCATAATACAATTCTTTCTTAGAGTTGAGTAATTCCTCATCTCTGAATATCTTCTTAACAATATCTTCAGAAGGTTCACCATCAAATGCTTGTGTAATGCGAATACGGTTAGAACGTACTGCTTCTGGAGTAGTGAATGATAGGGTATATGCGAATGTGTTATCATTGATACCAACTTTACTGTCTACTTTATAGATATACAGTGGAGTGTCTGTGAAGTCAATTGCAAACCCACGAGTAGAATCATCGTTAACATTTGGCGTTACTAGACGTAACTTTAACTTCTCTTGTCCAATAATAGGAAGGTTTGTTAATAGGTTGTTTGTGTCAACAATTGAGATGTCACCAGTAAGTGCATTCTTAAAAATATCTTCATATATGTTAACTGATGCAAATTGGTCTTTTAAATCGAGTACTGTACCACTTGAGGCATATATCTCGCAGACTTCAATCTGATACTCACCAGCGTACTGAATTTCCGCCATGTTTATCTACCTATTTTCGTTTCAAACTCGGAACGTATTACACTAATGTATTGGGGTTGAATCAATCTTATTTTTCTTTTTGATTCCAAAATTCTTTCCTCATATTCATAATTAGTTATTGTCACTGCACCAGCTGGTATTGTAGTTGCTGGATCGTTAGGCAATTCTATTAAGAATTTAGTATCACCAGATTCTTGTGTGTATTCGTAGTGATGTACTTCATCTACATTACTATACTTAGACGCTACAAACTTTTCAAACCTTGGTACTGACATAGGCCAATCACTATACACATCTTTAATATTATTTGCAAGAAGAACAACCCAATGTAGTCCTGTGTCTCCATAATAGTCATGTGCAATTTGTTCTGGTGTTGAACCATCTGGTACATCATAGAAATCAAAGTTTACAAGACTTTCAAGTGTAGATTCTGAAAACTTAATTCTACGAGTAATATCTGTCATGCTGACTGCATTACCATCACCCTTAACATCTACCTCAACTTTTGGAAATTTTCTAAAATACATAAATTAAAATCCTTGTGCTACTTTTTCTCTAGTGACAATATCCAACTCTTTAAATGTCAATGTCAATTCTGTTTCTGTTGGATGTCCATCACCGTAGAATTGTGGTCTATCCCCACCAAATTTTACATCAACTGCTTCTAATGCAGATGTACCTATTTTATGTAGGTGTTGTGCTGGGTAATATTGAATATCAAATGTAGATGGTGCTTGAAGTGTTCTACCTAATGCATCGTCTGTAAAGGATGGCATAGAGTGTAGTCTAAACACTTGAACAATCTGTTGAATATGTTCTGCTTCAGCAGAAGAGCGTGGAATTAGTCTAAATGTAAATTGGAATGAACGTCTATCAATTCCTTCAAATTTCATCTCTGTTCTATTGTTTGTAGTTTCACCAGACATGATTGCTTTTGCAGCCTTTGCTCCAGTTGCACCAGCACCTTCTAATGCAGCTGTACCAATATTCAAACCTTCATCTTTTATTGTTTGTCCTAGTGCCGAAAAGTCAATACCACCACCTTTACCAAGCATTCCTTTGTATCCACCAATTGCACCTGCTACTAGTAGTCCTATTTCTGCTTCACCATAGTTTGCTTTTTGAGATACTTGAATTTGGTTAGGCATGTACAGTGTGATAGAACCAGATGTTCTTACCATAGGGGCTCTTGGGATTGAACCTTTATTTCTCTCACCACTTGGTGTTGCACCACCATTAAAGTACGCCCTACCATTCACATTCTCGTTTATAAAAAACTGAACGTAATGGTCAGAACGAGACATCGATGTAATATCTTTGGGGTACTGTAGTGAACCAATAGATGAAGCCTTTAATGCTTGTGCTACCATCGTGTCTATATGTGGGTTTCGTGCCATATAAATATCCTTACAAGAATTTATTCTTTAAAGTATTTATAAGGTTTGACATGGCATATAGTGGAAGATACGTCCCAATTCAGCAAAAGAAATATAAGGGTGACGTAGACAAAGTGATATATCGTTCCCTATGGGAAAGACGTTTTATGGTGTATTGTGATAAGAGCAGTTCTATCCTTGAATGGGGTAGTGAAGAAGTTATCATACCATACATATCCCCCCTTGACGGTAGGAGACACCGTTATTTCCCCGATTTCTATATTAAGGTAAAACAATCAAATGGTGATATTAAGAAAATCATCATTGAAGTTAAACCTAAAGCACAGTGTGGGCCTCCCAAAGCACAGTCTCGTAAGACAAAACGGTTCATTACCGAAGTTCGTACATGGGGTGTTAATCAAGCAAAATGGGAAGCAGCAATAGAGTGGTGTAAAGATAGAGGTATGGAATTCAAGATTCTTACTGAAGACCACTTGGGTTAACTGTATAAATAGAGGTATGACAGATGCAGTTGACAAGATAGTAGAACAAGCAGGGGGTAGAGATTTATCTATTCGTTGGTTCAGAAAGCAAGTAAGAGAGCTTGGAGATATAAATCCAAGAGAACAACTTCGTGAGGGCAAGTTAAAGACACGCCCAGTATTCGGT